ATTTATCTGCTCTTCCAGTAAAATATACTTCTGCATGATCGTATTTCCCATAGCAATCAAGCTGATCTGAAATAGTTTTCCCTGGTTTAATCTCACTGTCTGAATCTGTAATATATGTGCTGTTGTAATTTACCACATTATTACTACTGTCAAAAAATATTGCATACGCGCTTACAAAAAGCGCCGGATTTGTGCTGTTATTGGTCACGGATACAGTCACGTTTTCATCATTAAATGTCTGTTCAACGGATAAATCATTTACAACCGGTTTATAATATGGGTTTTCGTCATAATCTAAGGTATAATCCACCTTGTCAATTCCGGACACACTATCAAAATAGAAAACACCAATAGATGTTTCTCCTGCCCCCAATACATCAATGCTCATGTCGGCGGCTCCTATTGAATTCCCGCTTAAATCTTTGGCTGTAGCGTTTCCAGAAATTGCGACATCCGTGTTTGAATTATTTGTTACAATCAAAAAATCTAATGTGTCTCCTATTGTGTTTTCGTACAGATACTCTTTTACCAAAAAATCAGAATCAGAAACTTCTTCTCTTGTCGCTTCCTTGTTATCTACCGTACTAATAGAAGAAACTTTTTTATTTTGCTCGGTAGAATCAGCAACTGCATCGTTGTTTTCTCCGTTTCCGCCAAATATGGCAATCAACAGAATTACAACTATAACCACCGCAACAAACCACTTTGTTGCCCCACCCTGCTTTTTTCTGCAATTAGGGCAAATTTTTGCTTTAGCTGGAATCTCCGTCTGACAGTACTTGCATAATTTTGTTTCACTTTTTTCATTCATAGCTTTTCCTCCCACCACTTGTAATAAAATGATTCTACCACAAGCGGCGGTATTTGTCACTAGAAACTATATGCTTCTCTGCCCGTTCTATTAAAATATTCTCTTGCGTATTTTCTAGCACTTCTTCCTATCTGGTCTTGTGTCACACCAAATTCTTTTTCGAGGATTCCTTGCAATAACTGATTTTGCTGTTTAAGTAACGCAATTTCCTGCTGTGACGTACTGTATACAGCATCACGAATACCTGTGATCTCCTGCCCCCCAGCAACTGCTGTCTTTCCTCCAACTGTTCCAAGGATTTCCGGTACGCCGTTTTCTCCTGCCATAAACATGCTGTACTGTTTTGGAAAACCTCCTGCGGCGAACGTTGGGATTTTTCCAAGGTTAATATTGCCAGCTTGAATTATTTCTTTTCCACCAATATTTACAGAATCCCATGAAAAAGACAGTTTTGAATTAAGCCACGTTGCAAAATTATTCCATACCTGCTTAATTCCTGCAACAGCATTATCAAATGCCTGCTTCAATCCGTCAGAAATGCCACTGAATGTCCAATTATCTTTTGTAAAATACGGTTCTACATGATTTGTCCACCAAGAACCAATTCCAGATGTACTCCACCAGTTACTAAATTCGCCCCATTTTTCAGAAAGACCTTTTTTCATTCCGTCTCCCTGCTCATCCCATCTTTTTTTTGTAAACCATGGCTTCACATGATTTTCCCACCAATTATATATTCCGGTATTCTGCCACCAATCGGAAAACTCATCCCATTTAGCAGACAATCCCTCTTTTATTCCATTCCCTACTTCCATCCACTTTTTCTTTGTGAACCACGGGAAAATGTTCTCCTGAATGTAAGTTAAAGCTTCATTCCACTTTTCTTCTATTTTACCTTTTATTTCTCCTATTTCTGTCTGTATTGAAAGCTTTTTTTCTCCCCAATATTCTTTTACATCTTCCCACCATGAAGAAACATCCTCTAAAGTTGTTGTTAATTTATTGCGAACGGGTAGTTCTACATTCAATCCCCACCATTCTTTGACATTGTCTTTGAACTCGGAAATCTTCTCCTGTAAATTTGGAAGGACGACATCTGCTCGTAAATCTACATCATCTAATCCGTTTATATTCTTCCATTCATCTATCCACGCCTTTAGATCAAAGCTGTCAGGTACATTTAATTTATTAGGCATATTATCATTGAACTCATTTAATGCTTTTTGGAAATCATCTAATGATTTGTAATCTTCCTTTTTAGGCAGATTTTTGACAAATTCATCAACATTCATTCCATTTCCAATGCCTAATTTGTCCATCACAGTATCATGGCTCAAAACTCCACCGCCATATGCATTAATCCATTCAAACGGATTAAGAAGTTGTTTAAAACTTTCCTGAAGATATTGCAGAAAACCGCCTTTTTCATACGCTTTTTCTAAATTATTAGCATCTTTTTTTATGCTATCTTTTCCAACCGTAAAAGATAACGTTGCCACTACTACAGCAAGTGAAATAGGAATTGCATAAGAGAGCAATGATTTTACCGCCGTTGAACCAAAAGCGGCTGTGAATTTCGCTCCTATTAATTTTCCAATAGTCTCCTTGAGAAGTTTCCCTGTTAACAGTTTGCCTGCAAGTTTCAGAGCAAATGCTCCAAGAAGAATTTCAACTGTCTCAATATCAATGTTTGAAAGAAAATCTTTTACGCCTTTCCAAACATCAGACCACTTGATATTTTCTATCATGGTCTTAATCGTCTTGTAAACTCCCTGTACCCAAACATTTATATCTTCTGCAAGTGCCTTAAAATCAAATGTCTGGAAGAATTTATTTATTCCCTCTGCCAGTGATTTTCCAAGGTTTGACCAGTCAAATGTCTGGCCAAAGGAAAGTGTGGCATAAATCGCCGTATTCAGTGCCCCGGCAATCGTTTTTCCTACATTTCCAAACAGTCTCGGATTGATAAGACCATTAAGGAAATCTGCCAAGCCTTTGCCGAAATTTCTTGCCTTGGAATAAATCTTATCCCAGTTGATAGACTCCATAGCTTTTGATAAGGCATCACTGATGTATTTTCCAAGCTGTTTCAGATTTTTAATATCACTTTCGTAATTTTTAAAAATAGTATCTGTCTTGACAAGTTTACCGCCACTGGCACCGCCTGATGCGCCACCGCCGCCGGAACCGCCCGAACCTTTTTTACCAGAACCATCATTTGTTGTAATCAGTTTCAATTCATCAAACTGACGGACACCCTTATTCATTTTGTCAATGTTCTTTGCCGCCTGTCCGGTATTGTCAGCAACATCGCCTGCGCTCTCTGCCGCATCTGAAAAACTATCTGCAAGACCTGCACCGGAATCCTCATATTTCCATCCGAAGATTGCGCCTAAAGCGTTTGTAACCTTTGTAACAAAGCTGATAACAACCAGTAAAACGGAATTGAGTGCTTTTACGAATGGTTTGAAAGCATTGATTAATGCTCCACCAATAACACTGCCAAGCTGTTCGAACGACTGTTTTAAAATTCTGATCTGGTTCGCCCACGAATCAGCCGTACGCGCAAAGTCTCCCTGCGCTGTCTGCGTATTGGCAAGGACGTACTGATACCGGAGCATTGTCTTTTCAGCCTGTGACATAGACTCGATATCAGAATCTAATCCCTGTTTCATCGCCCACTCTTTAAGGGTTGCCTGTGTAAGATCAAGACCGTAATCTCTTAATGGACGTGTCTGTCCGGTAAATATTGCAGCTAAATCCTGCGACACAACATCCTGATCTATGTTATACAGAGATGCCATATCAGCAGTTAATTTTGTTAAATTCAAAGACACATCAGCCATGGAATCAGACAAACCAATATAGCCATCTGTCTGTTTGTTCAAAAACTCATTGGCTTTCTTTATCAAACTGCTGTCAATTCCCATGGCTGTTCCCATTGCTTGGAATCGGCTTGCCGTCTGTTTCAATGTCAGTTCTGACATACCAAACTGACGTATAGAGTCCTGTGCAAACTCATTGACTTTTTTTGACATGTCACCAAAAGTAACATCAACAACGTTCTGAACCTCTGTTAATGCCGATGATATGTCGATTGCATTTTTTATTCCTCTGATCGCTCCGTACAGACCAAGATAAATCCCCATAGAGGATAAAATCTGTCTTGTGAATGACTTGAGTCCGATCAATGCTTTTCCTGTGGATGTCTTAAATCCAAGGAAAGAACCGGAAAGATTACTGATGCTGTTATTTAATCCAGTAATCGCACCGCCAGATCTGTTTGAAAGATTTCCAAGTGCCTGTGTCATTTGTAAAATATTTGCGCTTACATTTGGTGCTTTTGAGAGTGTCTCAAACAGATATTTAAGGTTGTCAGCAAGCAAAGGTATATTTGTTACTGCACGTCCGCTTGCAACGCTTCCAAGCCTTGATATGGCTGTTACAAGGTTGCTCATATTGGTCATATCAAAATTCAATGCACCTATCTTGTTCATCTGGCGTACAAAGTTTTGTAACTGCGCAGATAAAGCCGGCAGATTCTTTGTCGCCTGTGTAGATGCCTTGCCACCAATTTTTGACAGTGCCGACACCATGCTTGTGAGTCCGCTTGTATCAACAGCTTTAACACTTGCTATTCCAGATGCAAGATCTCTCACAGCAGAAGATATTCCGTGGATAGAATTTGCATCAACACCAGAAAATTTATTGAGTGCCCGCACCATTGATGTGATTTCCGAAGATTTACCACCTTTGAACCAGGTAGCTGCATCGGAAATGCTTCTGATTCCGCTTGCAATATTTGAAAGTTTTGCAGTGTCAAACGATATGCTTTCCCGGAGCCTATTCATGCTGTTTACAAGGCTTTCTATGGAATTACTTGCTTTTGCAGAGTCAGCTTTGATTTTTATTTGTAATTCATCAATGTCTGCCATATATGCACCAACTTTCTATGCAAAATAAAAAGACGGTAGGCTGTGACACCTTACCGTCCTTGATCTACTCTTTTAATTTTTCTCTTGTAACCGGTCCGCATTTCTTATCTACTGTAATTCCGACTTTTTTCTGGAATGTTCCAATACCGGTCGCCGTATCATTTCCAAGAATACCGTCCACATTACTGTTTCCCTTTTTATCTTTTTCATCTAGGCATCCGTGATAAATAAGCTCCGTCTGAAGCCATCTCACATCATCCCCTCTCATGCAAGGGAATTTTTTCTTTAAAATCCTTACAGGTTCCGGGTATGGGTTTAAATGATCTTTTACATTTTTTCTAGGGTTTCCGCTTGTCACAATCGCTGTATGACCTTTGGTTTTTGTGACAAGAACATCTCCATTGTAAAGAACCATTCCTGCCGCATAACCTCCAATGTCATCAAACATGCCACTAGAAAGAAGTACAGATTTTTCATTTGCTGTAGTGAAATTACCAACATCTTTTCCAGTTGCATGAATAATGCATGCCCGTACCGTTGTGCCGCAATCTGCTTCTGTTTTTACTTTTGAATTAATACCATATTTGACAATTCCAAGCCGGTGTCCCTGACAGTAGCCAATATTATCATTATTGCACGCTGTAATCATTGATTCTGCCAGTTTATCCGCCATATCTTTTGTTTTTGGCCTTAACACATACCATCCTTTTTTATGAACATAAAAGTTTTGCATACTTACTTCTGTTCCGGTCTGATCTCCCGGTCTCCCACCGGTCAATTTCCCATTTTCATCATGTCTTGCAGATCCAATTCTCATATTTATACCTCCAAGTTCTTTTCTGGTTTTGGGTGGCTCAACTCATAGTTTGACTGCATAATTTTGAGCTTTGCCACAAATAGCTCTCTCTGTTTCTTAATTTCTTCTTCCGTCATTTCCGAATCATCTTTCCCTTGTTGCTCATTAATTGGTTTTTTAATATACTTTGATTTTGCTTTTCGTCCGGCAAGGCAATGTTCTACTGCCACCGATACCGCAGACAATCCGTATGTTCCAAACCACATCCACATCTCATCGTCTCTTTGCTTTTTATCTAAGTTGTAAGCATCCGCATAAGGCTGTAAATCAGTCGGACAGGACGTGTCTATGTCATGCACAGTAAATCCGTACCCCTTTGTAACTAAAAGCCAAAACTGGCGGATTTCCGTGCAATACGTTTCCCATGTAAGCTCTCTCTGTTCTTCTACTTTTTCCTCGGAGTTTTCTTCGCCGCTTCTTTCTGCTCTGCTTTGAGCAGTTTTGATAAAAAACCATTTTCAAGTAACTCTGCTAAAAGTGCATTGTAAAGTGCCTGAACATCTGCATCTTCTCCGTCAAAGTAGTCATCCAGCATGGCATATACTTTTCCAAGCTGCTGTTCCTTTTCTCCCTCATTGTCCGGATTGTATCCAAGTTCCTCTTTGTGAAACTTCTGCGCGCCTACAAGGATTAACTCTGGAAGAAATAAAAGGATTTCGTCAACCGCTTCGATATCTTCCATCTGGTCTAATTTTGCTACTTTCTTGATAATTCCGCTTTTCACGGTTGCTTCATATCCAAACTTGATCTGTAATTCTTTCTCGCCAAATTTTAATTTTGTCATTTTCTTTCCCTTTCTCCCTCTCATATAGGGAAAGGGCAGTCCGAAGACCGCCCTGTTCTTTTAAATTGTTTCTTCAAGCTCTGGCTCGGTTGTCTGGTTATCGTCAGCCGATCCAACCGAACTATTCGACTGACGTGTTATTCCCCCGGTGTAAAAGCTACAGCGGTGTCCATGCCCTTGTATTCTTCAATGGTAAGATTCATTTCAACCGTCAAAAGTTCGTTCTGACCAATCTCCGGCTGTGGAATCTGCTCTGGCGGCTGAGCCACAACAAAAAACGCGTCGGTAAATCCCGGGATAATAGTTTCAAACCACATTCTTTTCCCGCCGGAAAGCGCCTTATACGCCGTGATAAGTGCTTCCCACTCTTCCTTTGTGGCATCCGTAAGGTTTACCGTGATAGGGAAAGAGCCACCGGTATCTGCGCGACCCTTTACATATCTGGTAATAGCATCTTCTAATGCAGATGCGTCAATCTGTTCCGGCTCAATGTTGATACCGCCGATTGCGTTAATTCTTGTAAGCTGTTTAAACGATGTAGGCTTTGTTCCGGCTGTGGTTTCTGTTCCATAGCCAAACGTAATGCCTAACGTAGACAATCCTGCTTCTGCCATTTTTACCTCTCTTTCTACCGCCAAATAATGCGGTTATCGGGCGCATCTTTTTGCACCCGGTGCATAAAAAATAGAGCCTTTCGGCTCTTTTACATCAATCTGTCGTTGGCTCCGATTATCCGCCGGAACCTTGCAACGCTTCTAAATTTTTTCTCACTGTCATTTTTAAACTCCGGCATTGCTGTGATTTGAAATCGCATCTGTTTAAAGGCATCAGCTAAAATAGCCATAATCCCTTTTGCATCGCTCTGCTTTGTGTTTGTAATGACGTCAACCTGTATTGTTTCCTGCACCGCATTTACGGATGTGCCCTCTAAATCTGCCCCACGTTCAAGCCCCGGCATCTCGTGAATGTAAATGGTCGGGAAAACAGGGTCTTTATCAAGGTTCTTTTCAACCGTTGTAAATGCAGTGTCAAAATTCATGCTTTTGTATTTTTTCTTGAGTTTTGGTTTGGCTATCGTTGCAACATTGGAGAAAATGTTTATTTCAAGGTCAAATACCCACTGGTTGTCTGCCATTATCCAAACACCTCCTTCGCTGTCTGTGTAACAATCTGCCGCAACTCATTCGCGGTCAGATACATGAATGGTCGGCTTGGCATTCCCTCTGTAAACCACCAATCGCCATTGTCGTCCTGATAAAACCATCCATATCTTTCATCTGAAATCTGATGTATAGTTTTTCCACTTGCATACTGCCACGAAACGCCATCCGGCAGTTTCCCTGGATAAGGATTTTGCTGTCCTACGGTTCCTGTTCCAAATTCAACAAACATTGCATGGTCCGTCCCGGCAACTACCGCCCATATCCCGCCTCCTTTGGTACTTCCCTTGTATTCTGAATGAATACTGGAAATCAATTCTGATGTGAATATTGCGTCAAGGTCAGCAATTTGTACTCTGGCAATCTCTACGCCCTTTTCCGCGAGTTTTTCTGCCAATAGCTGGCATTTATATGTCAAGCTGTTTTTATAGGCTCTAAGCTCTCGTATGGCGTTCTGAATAGACTTTTCAGACAGGCTCATTGTGATTACTTTCTTTCCCATGCCGCACCTACTTCACATTTTTTTGCAATAAGAACAAATCAACCGTCAATCCCTCGTCTGCGACACCTTTTACGATGTAATCAGCCGAATTTTCGTCAACGATTGTATTCTCTTCATCTTTGTACTTTACGTCTGATCGTTTCCATACCAAAGATCCGACGCTCAATGGAAGCTTTCCTTTGTCTTCTACGATCTGAACAAAATTTGTAGAGTTATCTACGCCAAATTCTTTTATAAGTGCTTCGCTCAACTTATTGCTGATTGAAGAATAAAAAACCACAGGCTTTTCATAACCTGTGGTATACTCTCCGGTTGTCTTCGGTATCTTGTTCCCGTCATCATCAAGGTAATAAATTACATTACCATCAGAATCCGTGTACGAAGAATATTCGATGTTACCATCATCATCCGTCACATATACCGGCACCTTGCCGCTTTGCTGCGAATAACTCATTTTTTGCTTATTGATCTCAAGCATTTCACTTCACATCCTTGCCGAACCGTTTCCACAGCTCAGAAAGCTTTTCCCATCCATACATTGCGACAAACGCAACAATAAATCCTGCAATAATAGCTGCCAAGATCATATACCATAAAATTGATGTCTGGATGTACTGCATGTATGCCACAAACGCAGCGACCGTGATTCCGATAGAAAGAACAAATACCAAAATGTCCGTTGGAATCTTAGAAAATACGCCTACACCTTTGATTACCTGTGTTACCACAGACACAACAAATGCCAGCGTACCAATAATCGCCAGAATAATTGTCATGTTAGCAATTACCGACTGTATAATATCCATGATTAAACCTCCTTTTCATCATTAAGACGGGTTTCTATTCCGTCAATTCTGTGATGAGCCGATTTCACACTTTCCTCCACCTTTATGATCCTGTTGTCATGAGAATTGATTTCTTTTCGCATCTCTGAAACTTCATTTTTGATCTCGGTCGTGTTGTTTGAAATGGCATCCAACTTCATGTTAATGCGTGTGTTCTCCCTCACGCGTTCTTCAAGATCCGTGTTGTCTGTCCTTTTGTTGCTCTTCAAGCCCATAAAGACGGAAAAACCAAGCGACAGCACGCTTATAATGATTGCTGTTGATATTTCAATCGTCAAATCATATACCGCCTTTCATTTTTATGGCACACCGCCCACCACCGCTCAATGTGTGCCGCCTGCTACGTTTTGCCGACGTCGGCAAAACGTAACGCACAATCTTCTAACCAGATGGAATCCCATACGGTTATAATGCTTTTACAAACGGAAATACTCCAACAAACAAGCTTTCCCTGTCTTTCCAGCTACGGCTTACGCCGTTTTCTGAATAACTTGCCATATAGGCTTCTCCTGCCTGTGAATGGTCGTACAAGGCTAAATTGACGATTACATCCTCAAACTGTTTCAAGTCTTCGGATATTTTTTCATCCGTGTAGCTTTCCGGGTAATTCCGCTTGCTTACCACTTCATTTCTTGCCTGCTTGATAAGCTGTTCGATGTAAGGATTATCTTCTTTCTGGTCGAACACGACAACATCAGAAGTAACACCATCTTCATCCGTAACGGTTTCAATATGAAATTGTTTCAGTCTGATTTTGACCTGCTCTAATGTTGTATATTCGTCCATTCTTCCCTACCTATAATCCGAACTGCTCGATCAAAATGCGTTTCAGTTCCGCTCCACTGATTTCTTCTGCACCCTCGATCCCATGTTCAGCGGCAAGTGCCTGTAAATCAGCAGTGCTCATTCTGTTAATCTCTGTCTTGGTGTACCCTCCGGAAGATTTCTCTCCCAGAACAATGTCCGGGATTTCATCTCCTGCTTTGTACCATTTTCCATTGCGCTTTACCGTGTATTCAGCAATCATACCGCACCTCCTACGCAACTTTCATGACAACAACGCTGTCCATGCCCTCAAAAGTAGGCAATCCGATCATTGACACAACGCAATGAGTGTTGATCGGATGATTTGTTGCGTATGTATACACCGAAATACCGGTTTCTACAATAGAAAGGTTTCCGTCTGTTAAACTTCCGCTTCTCTCTTCCGGTGTCTTTCCAAAGACATAATCTCCAAGGTACACGCCGGATGCCTGCGCTGAAATAACTCCTGTAGGAATAAAATATTTGGTGGCACCGTCTGCCGGGTCGATGTAAAGTTTGTCGTAAACTTCAATCCCGATGCCGTATCCTCTAAGATACTCTGTAACCTGCCCCTGCTGTAAACGAATACCTCCATTGTAAGCAGTAATTCCAAGCACCTGTTTCTTTGTGTCTTCTGCCTTAAGAACCATCTCCCACGTTTCTGTATTCATGCTAAAACGTGCAAGGGAATATCCGGTTTTCTTTGCAAACTCACGTTTAATCTCGATAAGGTCATCAAGTGGCGTTGCTGTTTCTGGTGCAGACCATTTATCAGTATCGCTTCCGGAAATATCCTTGTAATGATCTCTCTTGTGCGCCACTCCATTGTCCGAAGTATAATCAACATAGAAGCTCTTGCCACCAATTGTTACCTGTACTCTTGGAATACCATCAGATGGTGCTAATAACTGCCAAATCTGGCGTTCCGGCACTACTCTTGCGCCCTCAATCAGCATCATCGGTTTTTTGCTGATTTCTCTAAGCACCTGGTTTGCCATGTTGGAATTTTCTGCCGACTGGTAATTTGCATACTCCTGCTCTTCACGCTCTGTTACCATGTAAGATTCACGGTAGAAAGGCATCTCGTTCTGAATATCCGAAAATCCACCGACATCTCTTAACTCTGCCTGCGCATCAAAATTGGATGCCTTTAAGGATACCGGAAGACCGTTTTTCCCTTTGATAAATCTAAGTTCAAGGCTGTCCTGTTTTCTGGTTCCAAATTTCTGTCTACCTAAGTAAGGTGCAGAACCAAGCGTTTTTTCATAATTATTCCACATAACCACAAGACTTCTTGCGGTAAATGCTTCTGCTAATGGTAATGCCATTCTCTAATACCTCCATTTTTTAATCAAAAAAAGTAACACGCGGTGTTGCTGCTTTTGCAGTTGCTTCCACGGTCACTCCGTTCGCTGTTACCTTTGCGCTGTCAATAGAACCCTGATATACATAAGTTCCAGGCGCATCTCCCATTGTTACGTCAACATCTTCCAGAAGATACCCTTTGCAAGATTCGTCATTGCTTGGGAACGGTGTCCCTGCCTTTGCAATCTTCTTTCCGTTTGCATCGGCACTTGACACCATTGTCTGCAGAACGATACACGCCGCACCCTCATAAGGAAAGAATTTTAAAATTCCTTTACTCTGTGTAAAGTCTCTTTCAATCGGTTTTCCCATAATTTACCTCCTATAAAACATAATGGTCTTTGGCTTCTGCACTTTCTGCAGGTTTGCCAAAACTGATTTTTTCTGCGTTCTCTACGTCCGCAGTTTTTTTATTTTCTCCACCTGCAGTACCGCCGCCCGGATTTTCAGAATTATTTGCAATCTCCTGTTCCTTTGCCTGCGCTGCCGCGGTTTCCTTTTCGGCTGTAATCTTTCCAAGGGCGTCATAATCAAGGCTTCCATTATCCTTGACAACGGATTTTGCCTGCTCTGCATTGATTTTTAACTTTTCCATCAATGCTTCGCGCTGGTCTCTAATGGCGTTTTTCTTCTGCATATCTGCAATCTGCTGATTTGCTGTCTCTAACGCCTTGTTTGCTTTTTCAAGTTCCGTGAGGTTTCCTGCTTCCATTTCATCCAGCTTTTTCTGCAACTCATCTGCGCTGTCTGCCTTTGCCTTAAGCTCTGCTGTTTTTGCCTGTTCTCTCTGTACGGAACTGCCGTAATCAGCAATGATTTTTTCAACATTTTCCTCACTGATACCCATTGCAATTAACTCTTCTCTTTTCATTGATTACCTCCGATATGTCTTTACGAATTTTTGCGGTGCAACGACACCGAATGACACTGTTGATTTTTACGCTCACAACTTTGCGAATTTTTATAAAATAAAAACAGCCACCGATTACTCGGTAGCTGTCTTATTTTGCTGTTTATTTAATTGGTTTACAATTTCCTGTGCTTTTTGTTCCTGCTCTTCTGCATCATCAATGGTTTTCCACAACGCATCTATATATGGCTTAGACAAGAGGAATGTCTTTTCAGCATCTCCCCAAAGCCCCACCGTTTTAATGGCAATAAGAGGATGTATGCCGCACTCTAAAAGCTGATATAGTGTTTGCGACTTTGTATACATATTGTCTTGCGGGCTATGATTGATTTGCACATCAAAATCCCTTATTGACAATTTCAAATCATTGTCCTTAACGCGTATTACATTTAAGATAACTTTTGCAAGTCTTTTCTCCGCCGATTTCACGATTGGGTCTTTTAATTTTGCTCTTGTCTTTGAAAAATCCCAACCATTTCTCAACTCTACTGCGCCCTGTGTATCTCCGCCAGTGTTTCCCTGTTTGTTTGGTATAGCAAGAATTGATAAGGCATTGTCCCAAAGATCATCTTTTGCCACCTGGCACTGGCTCTGGTTAAGTTCCTGCGTCATAATCTCAACATCGGCTTTGTTATCCTTGTTATTGGACTTTACCGTCAAAGCATGGCTCATTTTCATCTCTTCAAACGTTTTTTGGTCGATTTCACAGTTCACAAACTTAACCCAGTACTGAACAAACTGCTCAATTCCATCCATTCTGTTTGACTGCATATTGTTAATGGCATCCAGAAGACCTATGACAAGCTCAATATCAGAAATTCTCTCATGATTATTTGGAAACTCAACAATAGGTATACTTCCAAATGCATGCAATTTCCATTCAGAAACTACTCCGTTTTGAAGTTTACATGAATAGTTGTCCGTATAGCACAGTTTGTACCATCTTCCATCTTCGTCTTTAAGCTCCTGCACCGCAACCACCGGTTCTTCCGTGCTCCGATTATAAATAACACACGTATTCATCGGAGTAGGGGCAACAATCTGAAATGGTATATCTCCATTTGCAAATCTCACAGCCTTGAAAGATGTTCCGGTTGCTGACTGCCATTCACCAGCTTTAATATCCTTTTCCTGCTTATTTGCGTCTACAAGATAGTCATTCAGCGCATCCACTGCCTTATTGATCACATCGTCATCTTTTCGACTGATAAACTGGATTGGCTCACCGTATGTCTGACCTACTTTGAACTGAACAATCTCATACGCATGATTTTCTACTATTTTGTTTGTAATATCAGCATTTTGTACCTTTAATCGGTATAAAATCGGCTGATCTCCTTTGTAATACCGCCATAGGTATTCTATGATGGTTTTGTTGTAATAATAATTTCCGATGCAGTCTCCAACCACCTTGACAATATTGTCTGCTGTGATGGTTTCAACATCAGTATATAAAATTTTTCGCCCATAACAGCCCTTAACAAGATCTTGGAGAGATTTATTATTCATAATTGGCTCCTAAATAAACGTCATCCCACTGGATGTTGACCGGATTGGAAGAGATTTTAATTCCGTCTTCCCATTCTCCGGATAAAAAACAACTTTCTTGTGACATTTCCTACATTCCACAGAAATGTTCATTGTTGAACGCCCATCGTGTGTGGCAACTTTTCTTCCGCAACGCGGGCAATATATTGTTTTTTGTGTATATACCATAAAGTCCTCTTTTCTTTGCAAAAGAAAAAGCACCGGAGATTTCTCTACGATGCTCGTTCAATGTGGGGGATGGTAAAGTGTTCAACTATTTGTTGACTTCTTCGATTATAACTATATCAGAAAAAAACCGGACATATCGGACAACTTTACTCTTTCATAAATCTATCGAACGCTTTTCTAACGCTGTCTTCTGTGTTATTGCCTCCTATTTGGTCGGCAACCTTATTCCAAGATTGATTTTCTAAAAATCTAAGGTTAATTATTCTTCTAATTCTGCTATCTTTTATATTTGCAATAAACTCTTCTACTTCATTTGTTTTTTCAAGAAGTTCGTTTTCCAAAATTTCGAGGGTGGTTTTTCTGGAATATAACAAGGTTTTTTTGTGCCTATATTCTGGCAATGGTATTCCTTCTATTTTAAAATGTTGGTTTCCACCATTTCCGCCAGAAACGCTATCAATAACCGTTCCTTCCTGCTCAATTTTTTCTATGTATTTTTCAAGCTTTTCAATTTTATTCCTTACTTCTTTTACTTCTTCTCTTAAATCTAAGTATTGATTTAAAATATCTTTGTTTACCATATCAATACCTCCTAAACGGATTTACTGCCGCTTCTACTTTGGCTACGTTATTTCCATTTGTCACTCTAAGCGCAAAGTTTGAAAATACATCCGGCACATCATCCAACTGCTTTTTACCGGACACTGAATATCTCTTGAGAAGAGACATCATTACTCCATATGGCTCATTTTGCTTATATAATGATTGGTCTTTAAATATAACGTGCTGTAATATCCAGTTAGAGCACTGGAAAATCCTTGCTTCCTTGTTTGTCTCCGTCGGTGTGTCAGTAATGTTACATATCCATCCTTTTTTTTCGACACGCTTGTTTACTTCCATTGCGACACGGTCTCCGCCGGCGTTTCTCTCAAATTCACATTCCTGCACTTTGTTGTTTGTCAAAACATTTGCTGCATTTTCATACTGCATCTCATAATCTGCCGTGTTATCGCAAACACAATCTACACAGTAGTAATCCTCTCCGTATTTTTGCAATACCGGCAAAACAAAGTAATCCGTTCCTTTTCCCTTGGTATCGCACTGACCGGTTACAATCTCTGGCTCTCCATGTGGCAAATTAAGATACCGGCGTATTTTATCTTCCGGAAACAGCAATCCCTCTCGCTCAATCGGCTCCTGTTTGTAGAGACAGCGATATGATATGTCGTCCATCAATAATTGCTGGTCTTCAAAAAATTCTTTCGTAAACCCAGAAAATTCATAGTCAAAGTTGCTTTCTCCTGTAACTGGGTCTACATCCGGTACCGCAATAACCTTTACTCTCGGATTTCCCTCGTACATATTTTGGATGCGCCCTATGACGTCGTGTACGCTCCATCTTGTGGCAATATGTATTTCCTTGCAGTTCTTGCCGTCCGTGTCCCGTATCTTTCTCTGGCGGGCATCTACGGCATATTTATCCCACAATTTATCAAGGATAATGGGATTCATTGCTTCTTCGATACCGCCTATCATATCGTCAACCAGTAAAAACTTAGAAGCCCTTACTTTACCTGCATTCTTACTACCAACAGACGTACATTGTACGGATGGAAACGATTTGTACTTCCCGACATTAAACTGCTCCATCTTTGCGTTTGTGCTCGTCACGGAAAGATCTGGAAAAATTTCATTCCATGTATATTCTTCCGTATTTGTAACGATATCGTACACACCGTCATAGTACATTCTGGTAATATCTCCGCTGTGCGAATAAAAAAGGCTGAAATCTCTCGGAAACCATCCGGCAACAAGTGCGTGAAACATTTTTTCGACCGTTGTTTTGCCTGCTCCCGGAACAAGAGACACGCAAAGAATGTCATATTTATCATCAATCATGCCTTGCAAAGCCTGTGTAAGACCTATTTTGAGAAATTGCTTTCTTCTTGGCATGTAAAACCGCTCTTTAGGCTCTCTCTTCTTTTCCAAATACTGGAAAGCACTATCCAAAACTTTGTTTTGCGCTTCCAAAAGCAAAATTCCGTAATATTTGTCCAGAATTTCATAAGATACCTTGTTTTGGAATGAATATTTCTCTAAATCCCATGGTGTGCCACCTGTAGATTGAAATATAAACTGCTCCGTCAGTTCTTTCGCTCTGGCAGAAACCTTTAATCCATACTCAACATCCTTTTCCGTCAGAATGGCTACCCTTGCCGCTTCTTCCATGGCATCTATTACCTGTTCATCAACGCCATGCACCTGTATGTAATTTTCATATCCATTTACTGTGGAAATTAGACTTGAACTTGCCAAAAGAAAAGCACCTCCGCAAAAAAGCAGAAGTGCATTAAGACCTCTGCCAATAATTTTTGTTGGTTAGCGACTAACTCCATTTGTTGGCCGGTAAATATATTGTTAGATTGTTGGCATTGCATCACCGCAAGCCGGATGTAATTTGTACATAAGTGCATTATAATCATCAATTACATACCTTACCGGAATCATATATGCTTTAATGCCATATTTTTCTGCTGTTTCTCTTTCAATGCTACAGCCGTTCCAATCGTAGCTCTCGCATATTCCAATAAATACATCAGCCCGTGCCAGTTTCTTAAGGTTCTCGCCCAAGTACCATACATCTTCTTTACTATCTTTAGGTGGGGTACTCTTAGTATAACTGTCGATAAGCTTCAATTCCTCACCCTCGTAGATTTCAGCAATCTTCTTCATCTTTTGAATACTTGCTTTGATTTCTTCCTCTGTTCTGCCTTTCATTGGCACGCTTACAAATAGCTTCTTCATAAAATCTCCTTCTAAATTCTTGCAACTACGTGTTCTTTTGCAATTTCTTCTTTTTCCGGGTCGTAAATAACCGAACCGTTTTTATCAGTCTTATTTTTGTCAAATTCGCATGAAACTTTTATGTACGGATATCTCAATGGCGTGCAGTCAGCATGGAAATCAATATTATACACTCCCTTTTGCCATTTTCCGTTAGCATAAATCTTTGTGTAACCGCCTTTTCTAGTTTTGATTATAATTTTTGAACGTGTTTTTTTCATTTCCAATGCACCTTGAACCCTTTCGCCGTATAATTTCCAACTGCCTGTTTCAGCTCTTCCTTGCTTTTATATTCCTCTCGAAGCATGATTGCTACCTTGTTCTTCTCAATGGCGTATATGCCGCAGGTAACCGCTTTGCTCGCCGTATCAAGAACTGCTTTGTACTGTTTGCTGTTCATCTCGTATGTGCTGTTATTGATATTGACAATCATGCTTCATACACTCCTTCTCTTCCTTATGAGTTTGCATCAACATTTTTTAGATATTCAATGAAACTCATTTCAGCCCCCTCGCATGTTAAACCTTCAATAGGATTTTTGTGATAGTTTTCACGAAAATACCTCAATGCCTGTTCTTTTTCTTTTTCTGAATAAGAGTCCCATTTTGATATCCCAGATTTGTTTTTGAAAAATTCGCAATCGTGTTCTTTATAAGCAAATCCTACTGGAGGAATATACTTTTCTGGATGGTTACAAAATTCTATCGTTTTTTTCAAAAATTCATTCCATTCAATTCCAAAATAAGCACATTCATAGCATGTCATTCTTCCACCAACTTTCTACCACACATCGGGCAAAATTCAATTTCCATTGCTATCGCTACGTTCATTCCATTTCTACAACATTTAGCATACTGTGGACATTTATCAATATGGCATTGAATAACATTTATATAGCCCAATTTTTTGATTTTAAATTCTCCATATGCAGTTTTATATGATTCTTTCCCATTGCAAAAATCACACATTTCAATTACTTCCTAATAAACCTATGTTCACAATCTTCCAAAGTTGTTACTTCTATCATTTCCGGTTCATGTCTGCAAATCCTTCCGTTTGAATCAATATATGGTTCCATTTCTATCTTCGTACGGAAACCATATGGAGTTTTGCAATAAGGGCACGCTTTCTTGTCACTTTCAATTGGTGCGCCACAATTTGCACAATTTAAAACCATATTTATACCTCAATCAAAGTATCAATCAGCTCGGCACCATCGTGGAGCAAGGACTTGAACCTTGCACTTGAAACCTTTCGACTATCAGTTTCACGAAGCGTCTTACTCCGGCAAATACCTTTCTTGCCATCCACGAAAACCGCCATACGACGGTTAGCAATAATGTTTTTCGTGCCATGCGTTGCACTAGGCATACAAAATGCCGATTACAGCCAAACCATAGAGCGCCTGCAAGCAAACAGCATAATTTGACCGCTTAGACAGGCAAGGATTCGAACCTTGCATTATTGGTTTCAGAAAAGGTGTGGTTGCTGACTACGGATGATCGCCCGTCTGCCACTTGGCAACACTCTTACCGATAGGTTTCTTTACCTGCAATACCCATTCTGCCACTGCCTAACTATATGGGGGAATTATATCTTTGACAGCTCAGGCACCGTGGGATAGGCACCCGAACTATCAAGTCTGACTGCTATATGGATTGCTTGTCAGCAAATTACGGAACGATCATCATTCATCACCATATAGTCTTACGCCTAATGCCGCGCTCCGCGGCAAATACCACCGGACGGTCTCGCACCGCCCTTAACAGAATCGTCCTAGTGGCGAAAGGATGTGTCATGAAAAACACCAAGAAGGAGAATTTACGGAATGGATCGTTAAACCCATTCCTCCATCGGAACGGCAGGAATCGGACCTGCGGCCGCTCGGATATAAGCCGAGTGCTCTGCCAACTGAGCTACGTTCCGCTACGGCATATTAAAATGCCGCAATGTAGGATTTTTATCTTGTAAGCAACTCTTACAAGTTGCCAGTAATTTAAAATTTTGTTTAGCTATACTGGATGCTCCGATTTCTCACTCTGGTGCTCTGCGTCGCTATCCAGATTGAGTAAATCTCCGGTGCTGTCCGGTTCCTTTGATTTTGTTATATGTATTCTTTCCTCTGCACAAATGATAGGCAGCTGAAAGCAAATACCAAATATTGGACTATAAAACATTCTGTTACCTCCACATCAGAAACATGTTCAGCAACAGCAACATCACAAGTACCCATAATGCAATTGCTGTTTCTTTGTCTTTGGATTCTCTGCCAGATACAAATAGTATCAGCATAAAAATAACATCCAGCGTCGATATAATCGTTTTAATAATTACCATGGTTGTTTTCCTCTCACAAGTTTCTTTAGCAGGATTCGAACCTGCGAATACTGGAATCAAAATCCAGTGCCTTACCGCTTGGCGATAGCGCTATATTAACACTACTTTTCCGGCATGTAATAGACCATGTTATCAAATACAGTTATTCCCATACAAGGATCATTCATCTCAACGCATCTGATCGATATGTTTTCAGATACTGCAAACATTTCGGCCACCTGTTGTTTATCCATGTTTGTGCTAATAACTTGAAAAGCCGAAAATGCCTTGTGCATATCAGAGAATACTTCTTTTTCTCTACCTAAATTTGCATACGTCCCAATGGTAAACGTTTTTCCATCAACCATAGCAGTTATCATTCCATGATTTGCTGTGAATACCGCTCGGTCAAAATCAAGCGAAACGTCTTTGCTTTGTGATACTACTCTCATACTTTTCCATCCAATCTCTTTTTGTTTTTGAGGATATTTAAAGGACTTAGTAGTGCTGATTTTCTCAACCTATCAAACCCCCTCCCCCTCCATGCAGAATCATGCTTTGAACATTGATAAATTGTTTGAATTGTTCGTTCAATTCCATTCGTATTTTACAACTATTCGCAAAACCCTTGTTTTGCGTAATGTATCAACGATTTAATGCGCCTTAAGACCATTAAACACTGGGCTTTAAATTGTTTGAATTGTCTATCACGATTTCACCATTATCCGGGCTTGAATTGTCGAAGTTGTCCGGCAATCTCGCACAATTCCCGTTCCCCAGTTTTGGAAGCTCCGAAGCTGTCAACGCTCTTGCTCTGGCTCCCTGGTCTCTTACGCCCGGCATATTGAAACCACAATACTTGTTGAGTGATGGCATGTAGTTCATTGGATTTCCTTTGCCGGAAACTTGTAAACCTACCAAACTTTCCTCACGCATTTCGTCAAGTTTTTTGCAAATGTCGGAACCTGAAGAGCCTAGCTGCACGCCATTAACCCAGCCATTTAACGTATCTCTATGTATTCCGGTAAAGAATGTAAATCCAACAATATTCACTACTTTCTCGTAGTCATTACACAGGTCTATATATATATCTAATACCTCGTTAACCTTATCTGTATCATAGGCATTATTAATATTATTATCATCCTTTAAGTACTTTGGATTAACTTTAAACACATGTTCATAAATATATTTACAGCAGTTATACCATCTATTCTGCGATACTTTACACATGTCCTCAATGCTTCTCTCTTCCATCCAGAGATTTATATACATGTCAATGTCATCTTTAAAAACATCAACTGTATTATTTACTTCCTGCATTTCAACTGCTGACATGTTATATATCTCCTCTCTCCAGTACTGGAATAATTAAAATAAAAAATGCAACTGATACAATCAGATCATGATGATCTCGACTGTACCGGCTGCATGAAGTCCGTTTCTTTCGGGACCTCGACGGCTGCCGCCGCCCGTTGCCCGAATGCGTTTTTAATTTAATAAAACAATATCATTCTATCATTTTCTTGTCAAGGTATATTTTAAAATTAAATTTTAAGCCTGTATATTATATATATTATTTATATAAATATACTGCCTTATTTATAATATATATTTTTAATATTACAAGAGAGAATATACTCTTTCTCTAACTCTAGTGTCTATATCTACGTTGCAAAAATGTTGCAATTTGTTGCAGAGGTGTTGCATTGCAACAAAACTGGTACAATTCTATCATTTTTGTCCTGTCCGTAATAAAATTATCACTCTTGGAATTTTGTAAAATTCTTACAAAGAATTTCTATGTTTTTCACAAAAAAGACGGCTATTTTCATGCCGCCCTTTCTATTTATCTATGCTACTTTGTCAAGTATTTTTCTAATGTAATCAACACCTTTTTGAAAAACAAGGGTTTTAATATTTATCCGGATTTCTCCCGGTCTGGCTTCATATTTCTGTTCTATAACTCTAAAATATCCACAATCAATATATTTCTGATATGGTTCATTGTTCTGTTTCAAAATTCCGTTATTTCTAAGAATTTCAAAAAGCTTGTTTCTACCAATTCCCGGGAAGTTCAAAACCTTAGCGACCTGCCCTATATCAATAGCGTCTTTACTATCGGTTACGGCATCGAAAAATTCTTCTTTCGGCTTCATCCTCTCGTTTTCGGTCAAGAGAAATTTATTCTTTTCCTCAAGCTCTTGTTTTCTTTCCAGTGCATCAGCGTAAGCCCTTAACGCTGTAGGGTAATCTTTCGGGATTTCGTTTTGATCTTTGTTGAAATAGTTGTCAACAAGTCTATCATACACATCCCAAGCAATATCATTGTTTAATGATTTTGCATGAAGAAACGCGCCTTTCTCTGTCCAGAGATACAGACGATTAAGATTACTTGGCAAATCGTGAATTTCACGAAACGCCCGGAGTTCTTCTCCATCAAGCAAAATAAAATGTTTACCCTCTTTATACCGCCCTTTGTTATGATTAAAATTGTATGAAATCGTTTTACTATCTGTTCCATACGCGTCCGCAATCTGCTGTGTTGTGAGTACGCGAATATTTTTATACTCCGTCACTGTTAAATTATTCATATACATAAACCTTTCAATTTCTTTCAAATATAGTCATCTTGTGTAAAACTTAGCGTCATAATATCCTTAGTAAAACAAAATTGTATATTTTATCTTGCGTAGGTTTGTATATCTTTTGTAAATTCGTCTTGTTTCCCTGCACCACCTCCAAAAATAAAAACACGAAAGATTTACCAACTTTTTGGGAATTGTCTTTCGTGTGCTTTGTTTGACTTGGTATGTTTTTTGTGTGTCGGGCTGGATTTTCTCCAGCCCTTTCTTTTAATTGTCTTCAATACCCTTTTGAGTATCATCAATCAGCTGATCGACCATCTTTTCCGCTTTTTCATAATCCTTAGACTTCAAAACTTCTTTGAGGTCTTTCAGATCCTGTAAAAGCCTTCTTAAGTAACTTTTAAATACACTCATATCTTCGCTCATTTTTCTCCTTTCCGGCTTTCACCTATTGCCTTTCGACAATATTATAATAACATTAAAATATAATTTTGTCAACACTAATTTTAGTGTTTTAAAAAAATCTTATTTTTTCTTCATCAGTCGGAACGATTTCCAATACATCCGACGGCTGACATCTTAAAATAATGCAGATCGTGTTAAGCGTGTCTGTAGTGATTCCCTTCCCTTTTCTCAAATTCTGCATAGTCGCTTCACTCATTATCTTCTCTTTTCTCATCCGAGTAGAAGTGTATCCGTGTTTTGAAAGTTCTTTTAATACATCTATTTTATAATTAAACATTTTTTCACCTCACATTTTTTATTTACTACATTATATATAGAATCACTCTAAAAATCAACATGAAAATATTTTACAAGAACACTCTTTTTAGTGTTGACATGCACTAATATTAGTGTTATTATAATCTCAACAGGAAAACAAAGAACACAAAAACAGGAGGGAACGATCATGAAAGTTAAAATTAAAATTGAGGGAAAGATAAATGATACTTACACTTTTCAGCAACCAGAAGAGGGAAATATCCTTGACGAACTGGCGGCGATCATCGAAGAAATGAAAGCCGGAAGAATTGAGAAAGTAGAAATTGAGAGGGAGGCGTAAACATGAGAACATACGAACAGGATTTAAAAGAACTTAATATTTCAGCAGAAGAATTTGATAACATAATTTCACACATTTACGATAAAACAGCCGATGAAATGGCGGCGCTTTCCAAGGCGATTAAAAGCGGCGCGGCTGTTCTCCCGACTGTAAAAAGAGCATTTGAACGCGTTCTTGCAATGAGACCGGAAGAAAGACAGGATGCATATAATATTTATTATGGTGACTTAAACACGATGTGTTATAGCTGTAAAAAATGCGGTATAAGTTGTAACGGTACAACTTGTAAAACTTGGACAGGTTGCGCAATGAAAAATTAAGTCGAAACCGCCCGCGTGGCGGTCTGCAGGAACTGCCCCACCTGCACTGATGAGACAGGGCATAAATGAAAGGATGGTTGATTGTATGAATAAATTAGAAGAAGCTGAGAAAGCATTTTTGAAAGTTAGGAATTATTTTTTAGAAACTCAAGAAGATTTTGCGCTGGCGAAGGCATATAGCAAGCCATGGAAGTGGTACAGAGAACACACAACAGACGAAGCTATAGAGATTTTAAGAGCGGAAGCAAACGCATAGGCAAGCGGCGGCGTTTACCGGGGTTCGACTCCCCGGCTTGCCTTTACCCAAAAATTTGAATATGGAGGAATTGAAGTATGAGAAAATTATTTTTATTAAAAAAAGGCAGAATGAACTTTTATGCATGCCTGTATGACTGTGGCATGTATACAATCGACCGAATTACAAAAGGATTCGGCGGAATTGTGACAACATTTGAAACACTGGAAGAGCTTGAAAAATATGCTGCTGAAAACGGATATAAAAAAGCATAATAACCGCCGCAGAGGATGCACGCCGGAACCACTGCCGGCAGCGGTTCTACCCGTAAGGGAATTTTATTTTTTAGGAGGATTTACAAATGACTTATCCGAACGGAGCACAGACAGTTTTTCAAATCACATGCATGGGAAGTGTTTATAGCGTTGAAGATGGATTTTTCAGAAATGACGGCAAAGGGATAGACTTTGAAACGTTTGACGATGCTTGGGAAGTTTTCAAAACGCTTCCAGAGTGGGAGCAAAATGCTGCGGAAATAGAGGAATTTTAAGCCGGGATCATACCGGCTTTTTCCAGTGACCGGATATATTGCAGATTGACAAACTGCGTTTCCAGTCATATAATGCGCTTAAGTGAACGCGTATAAACCATTTTAAGGCTTTTATAGGACGATGCCATACTTTTTATACTCACGGTATAAAACCGCCTGTAAATCGTTTTTACGACGTTGTAAACCTGTAAATGCAGTGTTTATCGTGCTGCGTTGACATCCGGCAGCATGTCAGACAGTGCCGGTCTGCTGATCGCGACGATGCGCACTATCCCTGCATCATCCAAAGACTACCAGCAGACATCCGGTTCACGGCTGGAGACATCACCGGCATCCCGCCGGGGTATGAAAATTCTGATTTCTGATCTCAAAATCGAGCCGTTTTCCAAGAAGAAAAAAATTCAAAAGTTGAAAAATGAGATTCCAACTGTGAAAAGACAATATGCACAGTAAATTATTATGCGTCATTTCGCAACTTGTGAAATTTGACTAATTCGTTCTCTTCTCTTCCTCTGACTCTCAGTCTGTTTCTGTTTTTTCTGTGATTTTGTTGTTCTTGTTCCCATTTGAAAACCTCTCATTGACCTTCTGGTTGCGTGATTTATAATTTACAATCTTTACATCGGTGTTTAATTCATCCGGTATCTTACCGACGATCAACACTGTATGTGGCTGCAACATGTCGATCATAACTTTGAATCCCTCGCAAAACTCTATCCGTGCCGCCTTTGCCCGCACTCTTCCATTTGTGCATACAGCGATCACACCACCCTTACTGTACCCGGCAAAACAAAGATCATAATTATCTTTGTCCGGGATGCCTACGGACGGTATAACGCGGATCCCGTTCAGCAGCATGTAATGTGCAAGCGCATGATTCCGGTACACATTATACAGATTCAAAGCAAACGGCATACCACAATCGCCTGTAGCAATACTGAAATCCGGCATACAGACCGAGTGGAAACACTTCAAGTGCTCCAGGTATTTATCCGGGTTATTCCACAGTCTTTGAAACTTTGAATCGTCAATATAGAAATTCACATTCAATTTTCTATGCCCTTTTATCTTTTGTGAAAAGCTCTCTCCAAAATCTATGGAGTCCTCCGGCAAATAATCCAAGCTGCATGCCGGGACAATCGGGATCTGATATTTTTCATCAAGCTCCGCTCCATAGATCATATATTCTTTCATAACATCAAAAGATGTATGACATCCATTGTACAATACTATCACCCCAAAAACATTTTACTATTTTTCTTCTTGACAAACAACTTCTTTTGTGAAAAGCAAAGAACGTGCGGCGTAATCACTTCTGCTTAGTTCATTTATCAGCTTTTCCCTTGTCATTTCCGGGTTTGTTCTGTGAATATACCGCAGCAATTCATCTATTTTGTCCACTATGCTGCCCTCCAATCAATGTTTGACATCAGATCATCCAAAAGATAGATCAAATCAGTACCGTACAGGCTGATCCAGTCCGCAAGATACTCTTCCTGCTCAATCGGCATATGAATGTTATAGGAAAAGCAAAAACAATGACAAAGTTCATGAGCCAGTATTTTGCGCAAATAGCCATTTTCTGGTTTATCCGAAACATATATTATCCTATCATTCCAATCAGTCACAGCAAGGCTAATAGAGCCATCAGATCGCATCAGCTTACTGCTTGCACCGCGGACAAATTTTATTTCCCATTCAATACCATTTATCACAAACATATTTTACCTCCAAAAAAAGAAACCACCAGCCAAATATCAGCCAGTGATTTCTAAATTTAAAGTTATTCTTCTTGCTCTTCAATCAACAAATAATTAATGTACCTTGTTGCTGTTCCAGCAAGTTCTTTGCTGTAGTCTAGCAAGTCCATCTTGTACTCCGGTTTATGCCCATATGTGACTGTATAGAACTTTTCCACAAGTTCTAAGTTATGTAAGTCAGACAATTCCACAAGAATTTTGTGATATAAAAATTTTCTCGTCCATCCGAACCGGTCACAGATAATTTTGAGTTTCCAGTTATTTTTATTAAACCATTTACCACTCTCTATCTTTTTTACGATGCTCCAGCGTGCAAACGGGTCTTTCTCCGTAATTTCAGCCTGCGGATTTTTCAGAGCCTGTTCCATGTCGTGGAAGCGATTGATGTATTGAGCTGTGAAAGCCGTTCCTTTTACTCCGGTCAACTTGTGGGCGATAAATTCGCAACCTTTCTTGGTAATGTCAAAACATAGGCGTTCTTTCCCTTGCTCGTCCTTATAGGTGTTTTCTCTGAAGAAATCAGCCACATCAATTTTGATTTTACCTGTAATATTGTTTTGTTCCATCTGTTTACAGTACCTTTTGATATCTCGTAACATGTTTGCGTGTGTCTTTTCGACCATTTCCGCAACTTCCATGCTGGTTAGAGTTTGCTCTAATTGTTTCATCTGAATATCGTTCATCAGCAAATCCCCCATTTCTGTTTAAATGAAAGTATCGTGTTCAAAATAAACTGCAAAAATTTTTCGTCCTGTATGTTCTGAATTTCTGTAATTAACTGTTCTTTCATCTTGTACCGCCTTTCTTGTCAGATGCAAGGTTACTTGTAAAAATCCAGACACATCTTAAAAAGTGTTCGCTAAGTAAATTCAGATTTTTTGTAATTTCTTCAATATACAGTTCTCTCATAATAATCTACCTTTCTTTCAAAAAATACTTGATTTTCCGCAAGGAAATGATAGAATATATTTATCAGTCCTTGCGGATTGGTGTTTTAAGAGTAACTTCTACTTGTCTATGGTGTAAGTTACTCTTTTTCCTTGCCTAAAAGTAAATGAATACCTCTGCGAATTGCTTCTGCTCTTGTAATGTTATTTTCAATGCAATATTTATCTAACTCGCTTGTGGTTTTATCGTCAAGCCTAACTTTTACATCATTGCTTTTCGGATTATTTATTTTAGGTCTGCCTGTTCTTGGACTCATTTTTACCACCTCACTTATTGAGTTCCACAATCTCATTATATTTATTGGAACTCATAATGTCAATACCTTTTTAAAGATTTTTCCTGCCTTTCGTTTGCTGTTTGACAACCATTCCAAAAAGCGGTATAATCCATGTATCAACCGCTTTTGGTGGCTGTAAGTGTAAGAGTAACCGTTACTTGTCTAGGGCTTCGGTTGCTCTTATTTCGTTATAGACCTTATCAATCCCTTTCATTACTACATCATATTGTGTCATTCCGGTTTTTTCACAGCAATATAGAAGTTTTTCTCTATCTTCTTCTGTTGCTCTTACTTTTATAATGTTATTTTTGGGATTATCTGTCGGTCTGCCTGTTCTTGGTGACACTGTTTCATCTCCTTTCTTTTGGGTACACATAAATATTAATATATGAGTACACAAAAGTCAATACCTTTTTGAAAAATTCCCAAATCCACAAATCACTAGCTGATATTCAGTTGTCAATGTTCAAACAAACAGGGGCATTCCTGCCCCTGCCATTACATTTTGGAAACAAGCGTTGACAGCTTGCTTTTTGTCATTGTGCGCTCCTCCGGGGTCATGTCGGATATAAGCTCCGCCATATCCTCCGAAAGCTCTTTCATGTATCTTTCAAGGTCATGCATCTTTGCATCCTTGTCTTCTGGCGTATTGCCTTTGTGAAGCTCTTTGCTTTCCATGTAGCTTCTGCGGCTCATTCCGCTTTTGCCCTCTCTGCGATCACGCATTCCACCATCTGATGCCATTTTAGGTTCTGTGTAATACATTCTGCCAGAGTGACGATCCATATCACGGTCTTGTTCCATTTCCCGGTACATTTCTGGTGTCATGTGCCAGTACGGAGGTTCGTCATATCCTCTCCGCGTTCCTCTTCCCTTTGGCGCAAATCTTCCGTCTGCATAGCGGTAGTTATCATAAAATCTTCTGCCGTCATCGAATCGATCAAACATTTCCATTGTTTCATCTGCACTGGATTCTTCCATTGATTTCATCAATGTACGATAATACATTGCTTCTGCAAGGTCTTTCATCATGTCTGTAACCTGTCCCATTTCACACGGGTCTATATTTTCAATTCCTTTGTCAATTTCGCATTTAGCACATTCAGACAGTTTTTCAATCATGTCGTGCATTCTCATAATATCCATAAAACCGCCCTCCTTACGCTTCCCGGACTGCAATTAAATTGCTGTTCTGAACTTCGATTGCCTGCGTAGACGTATTCTGTACCGCTACCGTAACACAACAACCGCGAGGAACGTCCACATATGCCTGCGCCGAAACGTTAAAGAAGTTTTCAACTGCCGCCGGTGTAACAATCATTCGAGTTGACTGCAACGGTTCTCCGTCAATTGCAATAGCAAGTGAAATAGCTTCAACTGTTCCACCGGTAGGAATTTGAATGTTTCCAGAATAAGATACCAAAAATCTTGCCCGGCACTGATTTGTAAGTCCTCTTAATTTAACAATGCCACTTCCCTGTCTATGAACAATGCATTTTGTTGCGCATACCGGAGTTTCTGTAAATGCTACATCTTCTCCCTGCGCGACAGTTTGAATTGCAATTCCTGTAAATTCTGCCATAATTATTTACCTCTCTTTCAAAAATAAGGGCAAACATTATAGTCTGCCCTTTGTGTTTATAAGCAATACTGCACAGCAGACATAATCGAGTTAAACTCAATTAAGATACTCAATTATTCAATTTTGTGTAGCAGCTACTTTTAGCAGCTACATCCTGTGTTGCATCCACAGCCATACGCATAAGCGTTAGGATTTGGAACAACATATGCCGGGATTGCAGCCGGATTTACAGCGTTGATGATCTGCTGTGTCTGCGCTGACATTGCAGTAGTGAGCAATGCAGACTGGCGATCCTGTGATGCGGCTCTTCTTAAGTCATTATTTTCTGCCTGTAAGGAAGAAATCTTTTCCTGACACAGGTAATCAAGGATTGCCCTTGTTCCTGCCTGCTGGCTGTCGATAATGTCTCTTGTGTTGCTGTTCATGGTGTTCTGCAGTGCACATGTGTTCTGCGCCATATTGTAGTTCACACCCTGGATAGCTTCTCTGGTTTCGCAGCAGCAATTAGCCAACTGGGACTGCAAAGCATTCTGCGCCTGCATAAGTGTCACGTTTGTGGTATTAAATCCCTGCTGTGTCTGGTAGCCAAGGTTGCAGATTGCATTGTCTACACCATGGAAACCGTTCATAACGGCGGTATTCTGTGCGTAAAATCCATCACAGAGACCATTTGTGATACCATCTAACTTTCCGATGATAGCCTGCGTGTCAAAACCACGCTGAATTGCAGAGTCGGTGTATGCAGATGCTGTCGCTCCCATACCTCCGTTTCCTCCCCAGCCATTGCCGCCAAAGCCGCCCCAGCCAAAGATCATAGCGAAGATAATGATAGCCCACCAGCCATCGCCGCCCCACATACCATCATTGTTTCTTCCGTTTCCTGTCACTGCTGCAATATCAGCAAGACTAGGCATTGCATTTCCATTAAACATTTTGTTTACCTCCATCTGATCTATTTACAAATGGGATAACCGGTTATTTTGCGCGCACCCCAAAATGTACTAATGATTAAACATACTCATAACTTTCTGTTTTGCTTCATCTACCGTAATTCCTCTTTCTTTACAGAGATTCTCTGCCATTGTCTTAAGTCCACCTGTATCTCCGCTTTGATACATTTGCATGGCATTTTTTGCCATAGGATTGTTTTGAACCTGCGGAGAATTCATCATTTGATTTAACAATAATTGTGCCGGATTCATTCTGGATCACTCTCCTTTTTTACCTGTGAAGTTTTTCTTTGACTGCTTGGAATTTTATCTAATCGGTTTTCTATCTGTTCAATCTTCCCAAAAAGTTCATCAAACTTCTGCATAAATGCACCTGTGCACTCGTCTGATAGGTCAAATTTCAATTTTTCAGTATCATGCGATAAATTGCTAACAGTATCATGCGAAACTGGCTTAAAAACGATTGTGCGAATTGTGCCATCTGCGTTCCAACTTTTAGCGTATATTTCTGTCATATCCTGTTTTGGGAAAAATGCAACGCTGCCATCCATTGGCACATCATTGGCAGTGATGTTTTCTACCGCCGGAACTACTTTTCCATTTATGCCAAAAGTTTGAACCGGGATCTGCTGCTGAATTTGCTGCGGTGCCTGCATATAATTTTGTGTATTATCAATGCGTGGCTGATTCATATACGGATTGTATGCGTACTGCTGCCCGTATTGCTGCATCTGCTGATTATAAATCGGATTCTGGTATGCTCCGCTCATATTCATCCTGTTTGACCTCCTCTAAAACATCTTCTATTGCGTGTATGATAGACGACTGCGTTGACAAGTCCAAGGACTGTAACTCTTTTCTGGCAAAAATTTTTTCAAGAACTTCATCTGAAAACACCACCATCCCTCCCTTTGATTATATTTTTGCATAAAAAAAGGCGGCAAAACCGTCACGATTCCGACAGTTTGCCGTCAAAAAATACAAAAAAAAAGAACGCATTAAGCGTCCATACATCCGTTCGTGTTACCTTTAGTGTTACCTTTGATTTTGACCTTTAGAAAAGACACCATTCAAAAACTCCTTTCTTTCAGTAAAATCAAGGCTTCACAAGGTTTTCTTAAATAAAAATAAAGTAGCGGAAGGGAGATTCGAACTCGGTATCAATTCTCTCAAACCCGCATAAATACTGAATTTCTTTATCTCCAAAGGTGTTACCTCGTGTTACCTTTTACATTGATAATGCTTTTGCAATATATTCCTGCATTTCACTCTCTGTCTTGTTATTAAAATAGTAATGATCGAGAGTTGTTCTGATATCTGTATGCCCCATTTGTGTTTTTATTACCGATTCTGGAACATTTCCATCTATCAACTTTGTTGCATATGTCTTTCTTGCCTTGTGAATTGAACGTTCACCAATTCCTATTCTATCACATATCACATATAGCCGCCTTGTAAATGCCTGACCTTTTATTCGTTTACCGTTTTTCATAAAAATATATTGCCCAAATGGATTGAGCATTTTTATTTTTCTCATAAGTTCTTTGGTATCTGCGGTAATTATAACATCTCTAAACCCGGCATCACTTTTAGGAAAATTTTGAACATCAAATACATATTTGCCATTATCATCTCTATATCTTATTTCTGTCTTTGATATATGTATCTTATTTTCTCCGACATCAGACCATGAGAGGGTAGATATTTCCCCAACTCTCAATCCTGTTTTAAATGCCAAAATAATGCCAAGTTCTATCAATGTAGGCTCATCTTCCATTACAAATCGTTCAATTAAAAGTTCCTCATCCTTAGAAAATACCAATTCGCAGTCTGACTTATGGTTCTTTTTAAATGACTTTTCCGAAATTTCCAAATCACCCATAAAACTGGTTATGCTCAGGCTGGTATAATGTTTTTTCTTTGCATATTTGAAAATTCCGTTAATCAATATCCGCATATCAGAATAAGCTTTTTGCGTAAGTTCCAGTTTTGAAATAGCTGTTTTTATGAATGATTCCAATATTTCTTCATCAATGTACCGGATTTTTCTATTTGCAATCGGCAAATACTTATTTTCAAAAAATCTTTTAAAATTTGTCTCGTACTTGTCCTTTGTCTGTCTTGTTATTTCACCATATTCAAGTTTTTCAGAAATCCAATTAGAATATACCTTAATAACTGTAGGTTCATCCTCCTTAGCTTTATAAAACTTTACTATTTCATCTTCAATTGCTTTTTCAGATGTTCTCTTTACAAGTCTCTTTCCTCTCTTATTATCTTCATCTGGCAAATATGTGTAAAACTTTCCATCTTTTCCTTGCCAAATGCTGTAAGTGTGTTTTTCAATAAATTTTTTCCTTTCGTTCATTTCAATTTTTTTCTGAATGGTGTCTATGTTGATAATACCATTTTCGATGGCAATATTCAACAACTCACTATTTGAAAGATTTCCCGTTTAACTCACCTTCTAACTTTTTTACTTTCTGTTTAATATCAAAAATTCTTCTTTCCACTGTTCTTGTTGATACGCATAGTCTCATGGCTATTTCTTTTGAAATAAGTCCACGGGCAAGAAGATAAAATATTTCTTCTTCCTGCTCCGTGAAATTGGCGTTTTCAATAATTGTTTCAAGCTCTGGCTTAGTCAGTTTTGAAAACTTCATAAGCCACTATCCTCCAATATTTTATTCTTCTCCCTGCCAGATCTTCGGTGTACCGTCCATCATTGCCACATATTTTCCATAAATCAACCCTGCTTCTCTTGCCTTTTCCAATACATCATTCAGATTGCCGTTGCTGTGTGTCTTTTCTCTCTGCCCTCTGCGTTTTTCCCTGTTATATGCGTTTCTGCAATCCTTTCCGCAGGTAAGTGCTCTGCCGCAGATAGTTTCAAAGAGCTTCCCACAGATGATGCACTTTTTGGTGTACACTTTATCGTTGAACATTTTGCTTTTCCTCTCTTTACAACATTTGCCATGTAACTGCATCCGGCAATCAGGAGTGTTGCGGTTATGATGGCTGTTATAAGTTTCTTTCTCATGATTTGCATTTTCCCCTCTTTCTCGGTTAAAAGTCAGTTTATCTGTGTTTCAGTGTATCTTTCATCAAACGGAACTGGCTCTGATTCGCATAAGCAATCACATCCTGCTTTTTCGTTTGTGCATCTTTTTTCGCATTTCTCATTATCACAATCATGGCAACATAATTTTGTACCGCATTCCGTCATCTCGTATTCTGAGCAAAACATATCTTCTTCCTCCAATCCTCTCTTTCCGTATCATCTCCCACCCGCCGCATATACTACTACAGGAGGCGGTATGATGATTGCTTGGTTTTGTTATCTGGTTCTAAATTTAAAGGTTAGGCAAACCGGACAATTCCGGCTCGCTATCTTATTGGTCTATGTCTAAATTGCTGAACATTTTGCACATTACATCTACAACAATACTGTTACCGAACTGCTTATATAATTGGGTATTGCTATTAACTTCCGCCATTTTTGAAATATCTTCATCGGATACTCCCATCAACCGTCCACACTCTCTTGGTGTTAGCTTTCTGATACGGCACTGCGTAAATACTTTTGAATTTGCATCTCCATGCGTTCCGGCAGTCAGTGTGGAAGATATACCACTATCGGAATAAACCGTTCCGCACTGAGAACCATCATTTGAAATCTGACCTACTTTTTCAATCCGTACAATCTCTTGATTTTGTGCGGTTAATGTAGGGCACGTATTGCCATTATCTTGCACTCTCCCTCTTCTTGTCTGGCTTTCTGGATAGCTTGCGTCAAAGCATTCACCAGCTTCACATTCAATAGAACCACTTTTTGTAGCCTGCTTAATCAGAACCATATTGTCCTTCTGCACACTTGTTAAACAGTTACTTGTGCCTTGCATATTTATTTCCAACCTCTGTTCCGTTGGGCTTCCAGTAGTTCTATCCGATGGATTGTCCGGATTTCTGCCACGCATGGCAACTATCTGATTTTCAAGTATTTTCGGCTCTTGATTGCCACCTTGCATTGTACTCAATGTTGGACTACACCCCCCTACATCATAAATTCTACTGGTACTCTCAAATTTCGCTTCGAGAGTACCTAAAACATTTACATCTGCCATAATCACTCCTAAATCATGCTGTTCAGCTTTCACACACCTTGCAATCGGATATACACCTCTTTGAAAATCTGCTGTTACTCCAGTGTATATACTGCCTATTACTTCCATTCAATCACTCCAGTATCATTCTTGGCTCTTTATATTCCCTTGCGGTTATAGCCGGTGCAGTATCTCTATAAGTTCTTATTGCGTCATCCTCTAAACCGCTCATACTTGTATCAATACAGATTTTCTGCAACCATGTTTCCGGCTTGCTGTTGACTTGAGATTCCACAGTCATATTTTGCCGTGATGCAGTTTGCAATGTCTCTTTGCCGTGGATTGCAGATTGTTCCGTCAATACAAGTCTGCTCTGCTCTGCTCTGCTCTGCTCTGCTCTGCTCTGCTCTGCTCTGCTCTGCTCTGCTCTGCTCTGCTCTGCTCTCAGGATTGTGCTGTGGAAGCGTTCCGTTGTCAATAAGCTGTTTTATCAGCTTATCAGCCTTTTCATTGTTAATGTAATATTTCTCGTCCACATCATCTTCAAGGTAATCTTTCAACTTCTTTTTCAACGGTATCGGCTGCGGAAAGTGGTAGTTGTATTCACCAAGGAATGAAAACATGAAGCATCTGTTCCGGTTCTGTGCAACACCGTAATCTTTCGCGTTCAAATCTTGCCAGTAGTTTGTATATCCAAGTCCAGACAAGAAATCAATCCACTTCTGGAAGTCAGCCATATTTGCATCTGCATGAACCTGTGGTACATTTTCCATAAAAAGAATCTGTGGCAGTTCTCCTCCGCTCTCCTTTATCTCACGCAGGATTCTTTCAACCTCCCACAGTAGACCTGACCTTGTGCCGCTCCCTTTTTTCATTCCCGCCTGTTTCCCAGCAACTGACAAATCGGTGCATGGAAAGGAATATGTCATAAAATAGCAATATTTTCCCACATCGCAGATATTCAAATCTTCTGCGTGTACTTTGGTAATATCCATTGGTTGAAAATCCGTGCCGTGAACCGCGTTGTAGCTTGCGATAGCATACTTGTCAAACTCCACAACCTTGTAATGTTCAAATTTCGTACCAATGTCCCGCAGTGCCATCGCCTGTGAGCCGTATCCAGCAAAAAGTTCGATCAGCCGAATTGGTTTTGTTATATGTATTGGCTCTCTTGTAATGTCAAATATACTTATCTGATTTTGATACTCATAATTAAATTTGTCCAAATCACTCATTTTCTTCCCGGAGTAAAGAGCTCTTTCACGCTGGCCAGCAAACCTCTCACTCCTTTCAATTTACTTTAAAATCTCATCTAAGCAGGCATTAAAGCCCACCCGACGTATTGATGTGCTGAGATCTTCATAACCAGATTTCAACTCTGGTATCTTCTCTGGCAACTCTCGTAGGGGACAAGATTCGGGTCTACATGCTATATAATCTGTTACGTCCTCGCCCATTCCCGGTATTCCACAATACAATGTTTTTTCTCCGTATCTTGGCGGTTGCTCATCATCTACGAAATCGCACATATCACACGATTCCGGCATATCCATAATCAATACTGCTTTAGGCATTTTCTATTCCTCCTTATTCTGCTATTCAGTGGCATAACTCAATTCGGATTCCAGATATTCTGTCAATTCCTCCACCGTCTCAACGTTTTCTCCTGCGCGTATTTCTGCAACCAACCACTCAATGCTTTCAAATTTACTTATTACTTTTGCTAATTCTTCCATGATTATTTTTCCTTTCTGTCATTTAATTAACTTTCGTTTCCGGCTTCTCACACCGCTCAAATTCTATAACCCAAACCCACGGTGATGCATCCCAACCGTAACGGTCAAGGTCTGATTTCTTGATGGTGGAATTCCATAATGCTTGCATAGCTCCTATTTGAGTTGTGTAGCAATTATGCATATCTGTTTCTTGCTTCCAGGTAAATCCTGTTGGACATTCATCATACTGTATGCCTTCACGTTTTGCTTGCTCATCGGTTATCTCCTGCAACCGCTCCACTCTCACATTCATAACCTTAAGCCAGATGCGTGCGGCTTCTTTTGGCATGTGAATGGATGGTTTCCATTTTGTAATATCTGCAATATCATTTCTTTGCCAATCTTCGTAGTAATAGTATCCGTTCGGCGCCTTTTTCCATGTTTCTCGGACATACAGGATATCGCCCGGACAAATAGGACAAGTTCTTTCTGCTATGCTTAACTGCTCCGTATGCTCCTTATCAGCAAAGTTATGTACTGCATAAGTCCGCCTGTCAGCATTGTAAAATTCCATATCCGGCACAGTACACTCATTGGCATCTTTGCAAATTCGCCTTGTGCAAGCCTTCCGTCCGTCCAGAATTGCCCGAACCATTTCTGTGTTGAATAATATTGGTTTAATTGCCATCTACACCACCTACTTTCTCAAAATAAAATGTAATTGGTTGCTTATTGGGAATTACTAAACCAAAGCGAACCGCATTTTTATAAGTTACGCTATCCCGCATCAAGGTATCTGGCATTGCTTCAACCATCTTTCGGAATCCCTCAAGAGTAGAACGGCTTTTATAATGATTGCAACTCCGGCAGGCAGGGAGCATATTATCCACCGTGTCCGTTCCCTGTTCGCTCCAACCGTTTAAAGGAATAACATGGTCTACTTGCATATCCTTGTACTCTAATTCACACCCACAGTAAGCGCAATGACCGTTGTATTTTGCATATACTTGTTTTCTAACAGATTTAGGAATCGGTTTTCGCATCTACTCCACCGCCTTTCACAATCTCGATTGCTTTGTCGATTTTAATGCTTTGCCGGTCACCCATAATACTCTCAACCTCTCTGTAGATCGGATTCTTTTCATTCTCCAACTGCTCCACAACCTTGTCCGGGTCGTAGGCGGTCGGCTGCGCATTAAAAGTATCATGTATGATATCCCCTATGGTAATGTATGTATCGATCGCTTCTCCGTCTGATCCATCCCCCATGATGGAACTTAAATTATTTGCTAAATCCTCATACAATTCGTCCGCATCAATCAGTCTCATCGTTTGCCCTCCTGTCTAATAATTCGCCTGAACTACTTTTACTATTTCCCAAAAGCAAGCATATATCTCTTCGTAACTGTTTTCCCCAGCAATAAGCTGTTGATCAACGATCTCCTGTACCTCTCTTCTTACAGTCATCGCTTTCTGGCATTCTTCCACTGTTCCGATCGTGCGGTACTGTTCAATTTCTTCAAGTGCATTGATTGCCATTGCATAAGCATTTTCAAATGATTTTCCCCATGATGTATCACACGGAATCGCTTTTCCAAGTTCGTTACAATCATATTTTAATTCTTCAATTGCTTCATTCTCCGTCATAACTACACCTCCAACAGTTCCGGATTGTCAATTGTATTGCCGATCACCTCCATACAATCCTGATAATCGTAAATATGTTCCTCTTCAAATCTTCCATCTTCAAGCAATACATCAAAGTAAAAACCTGCTTCGCTTTCATTCCAACTAATGTAGCCACAGCATTCTGCATCCATGCAATTTGCAATGTCATTCTCCCAAATCAGCTTGCCGTTCTTGTCCTTAAGTCCGGTGCACCAACAAATTGTGGATGGATCAATTTCCAGAGTATATAAATCTGATGCGTAACTAGGGACAATATAGTATTTTTCTCTTCCAGTAAATCCATATCGTACCAAACCGCCAATAACCCATTCGCCGTTATCAGTTCGTTTTGCTTTGCATAAATATCTATCTTCCATCACTTTCCTCGCTTTCTGCTTTTACCACCTTACTGTAAAACGTCTTTGCACACATGCCACACGCGCTTGCCGCTTCCTCTATTGTGATGTATCCGGTTCTCCAATCCCTGCGCATCTGATCGAAGTTCTCAGGTAATGGTATTGATGGTCTTCCAAACTTCACACCTCTTGCTTTTGCCGCCGCAATTCCCTCTGCCTGTCTCTGCCGGATATTGGTTCTCTCATTCTCTGCCACAAAGGAAAGCACCTGCAATACAATGTCACTCAGGAATGTACCCATAAGGTCTTTCCCTCGTCTTGTATCAAGTAAAGGCATATCCAGCACGACAATATCAGCTTCACGGAAGCGTGTGATCCTGCGCCATTCCTGTATGATTTCATCATAGTTTCTTCCCATCCGGTCAATGCTTTTTATGTACAGGACGTCTCCTTTTTTCAGTTTACGATAAAGGGTTTTATATCTTGGTCTGTTAAAATCCTTACCCGACTGCTTATCCATGAAAATATTGCTGTCTTCAATGCCCTGCTCATGCAATGCGTCAAGTTGTCGGGCTTCATTCTGTTCTTTAGACGAAACTCTGATATAGCCATATTCCATCCTATTCCTCACTTTCCATGTACGGCTCCGGCAGTGGCATCCAGGCTATGACATTTACACTATCAATATCATCACCGAGGACAAACCGTCCTCCCAAATATTGTACAAAGCAACAACGGTTTTGATATGTATCCCATCCAATTACACTATTAAGAGATTCTTCCGGCAGTCTCTCACTTACTGGAATCCATCCGCTTTCCTGCTCCAAAATCCTGTTTATTTCTTCCTCCGAAACCACTTTTGTTAGTGGAGAATATCCACAGGCTTCTGTTAATGATTCAGTTATCCGGTTTTTAATTCTGCTCATTTCCATTCTGGTCCTCACTCTCTGCCAGTTTGGCATGCTCCCATATTATTGTAGATCCATTAGTGGTGCTCCATGATGTTTTGCCATCGCTCCACGCATACACATAATTGTTCTCGAATTTAGCAAAATGTTTTTTCTCCCATTCGTCGCTGCTGCAGCATCTAACATAAATCGGTGTGTCAACAGGAACTTTACTCCAATCAACAGGCGGCTTGCCATATTCGTTATCAGCCCAATCCCTTAATTTTTTTGTACAATCGTTACAACCATAAAAATCACAATCAATGCATTTTCCACATGATTTCGGTTTTCCATGAACGATAGCTACTTTATATCCATCACAGGCAATTTCTGCGATCTCCTTGGCATACTTCTCTTTATTCAGCATCTTTCTTCTCCTTCCTGTACCGCAACTGATACGGTACTTCATTAAAATCTCTCAATGCATCCGGGTTTAGATGCTTAGGTATTCTCGTCTGACGGTTTTCCATCTCTGCTATGATTCTGCGTCTCTCTTTGCTTTCTCTGTGCAATTTATACCTCCGTCATTTTCCAAGACTGTTTACAAGCTGTTCTGACCTTGTATAAGCCTTATCTAACAGTTTTAAATATTCATTAAAGGAAATGTGCGCTTTTTCTGATAACTCCCTCGGATAACGCTCTAACAGAGCTTTAATGCACTGTTTCATGTCTCCAAAATATCCGATTGTTCGAACACTCTCTTTTTCGTTGCCGTCCTTATCCTGTCCGGTGTATCTCTGTCTCAGGGTGTAATTCAGAGAATCAATCTCCACAAAATATCCATCCTGCAGTTCCACAGCTAACTTGTCCATCAACCATTCCTCCTATATTTCATACGTCTTTCCGATAAAACGCTTGTCAATGTACTTACATTCCCATTCCAAAACACTTGCGATCCCTGTCATGGTTTCATATCCGGTAGCAAGGCAGTTAATTAAATATCTGATTCTCTCATAAACCTGTCTGATCTGATTTCCCGAAAATTTAAACTGTGTTTTAAGGCAGACACCCAACATAGCAAAATAATTAAATACCTGCGCCAGTAAAAACTTATTTGCCTGTATCATGCAGTTCGGTGCAATCTTTCTCTCTACCAGATAAAAACTTTCACGATACGGAATCTTATTAGTTTCCTCTCTCACGTCAATCTTGCATTTATCTTTCAGATAAAAACCAAGTTCCTCGCCTGTCGTTCCATCCTTTGCATTCTCCACATATGCATCAATGGTCTGCTCAACCTTTATGATTCTTTTGTGTCCGAATCCGAACTTATCATGCAGTGCCTGATATGCCATCATACGGACGTTATAATAGGATTCCTCTATCAGATAATCCGCATTGCTTTGTGCCTTGGCGTATCTCTGTATTCCGATCAGTTCACTCTTGGAATATCCAAGTGGCTGCATACGCTTTTTCTTTCTTGCCAGTGAATTACTCATTTGCTCTTCCATCTCCTCTCTACATCCTCAAAATGGCTAAATACAAGACTTTGAACATATTTTGATATATTTGTCCGTGCATATTTTTTAATTAGCATTTCCCCTGCTTCCATCATTCCTTGGAACCACTCATCTTCGTTATCAGCTTCATAAAACTGCTGCCGGAATTTATAATAGTCATTAAAAAACTGCCATTCTTCGGAACCTTTTTCAAATTTCTTACTTGCCATAATCATTCACCTTTTAATCAAATGGTGTGCTGCCACATACTTCTCGGAAACCGTCTTTCTGTCGCATCCGTGCTTGAATCTGTTCAATGGTTTCGGTTCGCTCAATGAACCTCATGTGATCTCCGTCAAATTGAAGAACTTCTTTTAAATGTGTTCCCTGTCTCTGCTTCTCAATTTTCCATCCCTTATATTGACCATCCTCATCAAGATTCCATAACAAGATAATGTTTGATGCATCCTGCTCAATATCTCCGGATTCTCTCAATTCTGCCATTGTCGGTTCTTTCGTTTCCTTTAGCTCCGATACTCGATTAAGCTGTGACAATAAAATGATTGGTACGTGCAGTTCCATTGCCAATGCTTTGATAGCTTTTGAAATATCTCCGACCTCGGATGCACGGTTACCGAATCTTCGATCAGCCTTGATTAACTGCAAGTAGTCAATCACGATCACATCATATCTTTGATGCCTGCATTCTGCCCGGATTTCACTTACGGATTTTGCTCCGGTAGAAATCGTGATATTGTACCCAGAAAGTTTGTCATTCGCTTTCTCAAAAGCTTCTTGTTCTCCACCAAGGAATGTTTTTGCCCGGCGAACCCTTGTCAGACCGATTTCAGACATTCGAGAAACGAAACGCTCATACACCTGCGATTCGTTCATTTCAAGGTTATAGTAGCCAATGTTATAACCATTTTCTGCCATCTGCCCGATCATTTGCGTAACGATTGCAGACTTTCCAACGCCCGGTCTCGCACCGATTACAGTAACGTCTCCGCCTTCCAAGCCGCCAAGGCAATCATCTGTTCGATAAAATCCAGTTTTTATCAATCCCTCGCCTACATGCTCATTGAAATAATTCCCTTTATTTTCTGCAACAATCTGCTTCATAGTTTTTGAGTGAACGGTTTTGTTTTCTTGGATTTCTTCGAGTTTCGTGAGAACTTCAGCTATAGAATTGTCAATATCACACGGTCTAAGGCTCACTCCTTGAAAAATTTTTTTTGTTTCTCTCGCTCGCCAATCTTTAACAACTGCATCCGCATAACTTTTTATTGCCGTTGAGACTGGGGTAACAGATATGCATTCTTTCAATTCGCTTGCAATTATTTCCGGCTCCCATTTATGGTTTTCAAGTGCCTGTGATAACGAAACAACATTGATGTTTTCGCCACGGTCATACATGGCAAGCATTTCAGCATATGCGTCTTGGTAAAATTCCGTACTGAACATTTCCGGCTTCAATTTGTTGTAGACCTTAAACATGGAATCATTGTCAATCAGCACACAACCGATCACCCCTACTTCTGCTTCCGTCAACTGCTCTCACCTCGCTTTCGTTTCTCTACTTGGCGAATCCAGTAATCGCAATCCTCTTTCAGCCAATCACCATATTTCGGAATATAACGATAATTCGTATCATCTGGATTCTTCTCTATATAGTCGGTAACATATGCCACTGTAGCCTCATATATCAGCTTTGCAACGGCTTTTCTGTTCGGTTCGATAACTTCTAAAAGCTTGTCCATCCATGCTACCTTGGCAGACGTTAACGACGTTTTCTTTGGATATGCATTGATCGTGTATTCCCATCCCCATTCCGCGTCAAAGTCCAAATCAGATGCAGGCACGCTTTCTTTTGTATTTTCTTTCTCTATCTCTATATCTGTATCTATATCTTTCTCTATATCTTTCTCTATATCTATCTCTACATTGCATTTTTGTTGCACTTTGTTGCACACTGTTGCTCCACTGTTGCATTGCAACGCTTTTTGTGCATTTTCCCTAGATTTCCGACTTCTACGAGTGCTTGCCGTCTCGCTTCCTAAGTTATCTTGCACAAAAGGCATAAGATACTCTATATTGTCGGCTGTCTGGATCAATCCGCAGGAAAGAAGATACTGAATCGTAACTTGAACGTTGATTTCGTCCTCATCAATATCCAAAGCAATCTCTTTGTAAAATTCATCTTCCAATCCGGAATATTCCAGATAGCCACCTTTTTTCAACGACAACAACTGCATCTTAAGATAGATGATCGTATATGTATCGCCACCGGCCATCTTTCGGAGTTTCTTGATTCGTTTACTATCAAAAAAATCATCCATCAGCTTAAGCCAGTAATACCGCTTATTCTCCGCCATTTTCACTACCTCCAAGCAATTCAATAACCTTTGCCCCAGCATCTTCCGGGCGACAAAATACGAACTCAACGCCATACTTAAGTTGCATTGTCAACATAGCTTTTGCCAATACCTTGCCAGATGTCGGCTTTGTTTTCGGTAGCGGTACATTCAGCAATTTTCCAAGTGTGTGCATATATGCAATATTGTTATACCGGTCTACTCGAGGATTATGCCATGTAAATACATCATTGACGGAATACACCTTGTCTGTATTTTCAATAAGCACATATAGCTTAATTCCGTTGTTCTGCGCCAAAATACACTCGTCACGGAATCTCGGATGTGCTTTTCCACAGATATTCCCTACAATTTCCTGCATGTCCTTTTTCGTGTCAACGGAAACATCATATGTGCCAAGAAAATCCATCTTTTTAAGTTCCATTTTTCTAGCTGATTTTCTATGGATAACATCCGCTACCTTGTCTGTGGCAATTATATAATCTCCAACCGGCAATGGTGCACGCAAGACTTCCATATCGTGGCTTTTGAAATATCTATTCTTAAGGATATGCAAGCCCTCTTTCTGTCCTTTATCCTCAATTATTAACACGTATTCTCCTTTCTGGCGATTACTCTTAGCAACCGCCAAAGGTATCTCATGGCTTTCAATTTAGTTTTTTGTGATATATTAAATTCCTTGCCAAAGATCAGATACCGCATGAATTGGTTTCTTTTAGGTAAATGCCAAGGTGTTGCAACCTATTTTTAGTATTCAAGATTGATAGTGACATTCGGACAGATGCTTCCTTCATTGTTATCAATGTTACCGAAATCAACATCATCATTAAATTGCACTGTTACCGTTACTTCTTGCGTATCGTCCTCATCGTCTCTGTCAAATTCAGCTTCTACATCGGCATCAAATTTTGCCTTAACATGGAATTCTACTTCTGTATCTGCATTAAACTTTGACAACTGCTGAATCAATTCATATACTTTCATGCCGTCTCCTTTCAGAACGGACAAAGGTTCATATCAACCTCTAATCCTTTTTCTGCAATATAAACATTTGCTCCATATTTAACTGTTTCTTCTGTCTTTTGTTTGAATAATGCCGAATCTGCTGATTTATCTGATAAGTGAATTAGAACGACATTTCGCAATGCCGGATTATCGTTAGTAGAAATAAAGTCAAGTGCCGTTGGTAAGCTCATATGACCTATTAATCTGTGTTCGTAATTTGGCTCTTCTCGGTTCACAAACTGCATATCATAGTTGGCTTCCACCATGATGTGATTAACACCATTAAATCTCCATCTGACGTATTCCGTGTCTGTTGCATACACAAGGCTTCCCATCTCTGGATGCGTAATGTAAAACCCAACGCACGGGCACTCTGAACCGTCTCCGTTGTTATGTAGCCATCTTCCAGATTTATCACGATTTTCAAATGCTCTTATGTCAAAATTTCCTTTTCTAAAACGCATTTCAGAATCTTTTATCGGCGGTCTGCATGGTTCAAAAACAGGAATGCCAGCTTGCACATATTGTAAGCTATAAAGACTATGGTCAATATGGAAATGGGTAGTAATCACAGCCTTAATTTTCATCACATTGAAATCCAGTGCTTTCTTGACTTCCCTAAAAGGCAACCCGGCTTCGATTATCAAAGCTTCCTTGTCATTCTCCAGCATGTAGCAATTACCGGATGAACCAGAACCTAAAACTTTAAGTCTCATTAAAGAACTCACTCCTCCCATCAATAATCTGTCTCGTCTGTCCCAACAATGTCCTATTGTGCTTTGCTCTCTGCTCATTGTCGCAAATGAACTGTTTGCAGATTTCCGGTCGTACCGGATAGATTCTGCATTTCTCACAACTCTTGTCCGTATCAAGAAAAGGGCATGTCATATCATATGGTCGATTCACAGTAGGAAGCAGGTGCCTACACTCTTTGATATGGTTCTTACGGATATATCTGTGAATTGCATCTACTTCCTTTCTGCTCATTGGTAAAAGATTGGAACAGCAGTTACCGCATTGGCTACATTTCCCATCTCTGCAAAAGTTGTAAATGTTATCTTCCATTCCTTTCTGTACGGATTCTAAAAATGATATAACTTCCATATGCTACTCCAATCCTTCATCCGCCGGAAACTCAAATACTCCACTCAAACCCATAGTAAGTTTTTCGTCAATTCCATCTGGCGGTGTCTGCCCCATCTTTACAAGATTATGGCACATATAAGCCATTCTTAATTCTTCCATGGCTTCTTTTGCTTTTTCTTCCGTGGAATATTTAGCAATTTCAACGTCCTCAGTAAGATGTTCCATTAAGTAAATGCTTTTATCATGTCTTGTAATTATTACCTGTTCATACGGCATATCAATCGTGCCGTCCTGGCTAATAACTCTCATTTGGCTTTTCTTCCTTTCTTTTTTATTTTTCCTATTCCTTTAATAATCCTTGAAATATAGGATTGTGTAATTCCAAGTGCTTTGGATATTTCGCTTTGTGTTTTCCCTTCCACAAAAAACATAATAAAAATACGTTGTTCTCTCGGACTCAATTCCTCAAAAATCTGTTGAGCAAGCATGGAATTAACTGTATTTTCTTCATAATCCTTACGATCTGCTATCATTTCAGCATAAGAAACGCTTTCGCCATTTCCTATATCCACATTATCATCTAATGAAAATGCTGCATTTACTGATTTTTTACTTTTCCGGAATTCCATAAGCAGTTCATTTCTCACAAGTCGAAAAGCATATGTAGAAAAACATCCTTTTGAAGCATCAAAGGTGTCAATAGCCTTTAGAAGTCCAATGGAACCAATCTGAAACATATCTTCATCAAACGCTGGAATACCTAAACGTTGCATAACAAAAAAGACAATTCCGTAATTTGTAAGGAACATTTGCTCTTTGGCATACTCCGAACGGCAAGTAATCCATAGGTGCAATGCATCCTGCTTACTCAATTCAGATTTTGGAAAGTTCATTCTATCCTCCTACTTCATGAAGTCCGGCAAATCATTGTCATTCTCAACAACTTCCGTCTCTACCTTTTCCGGTTTATCTGCCATCTTTGGCTCTTCCACAGTTTCGGCAACCTCCGGCTCAACAGGAAAATCCTCTGTATTTGCGTTTTCGGATACTTCATGCTTAACCTGTTCCTGCAAATCTTCCATAGGATACTCCTTGAAATCGTTGTCCTGCATCTCTTCTTTCGTATACAGTCCCATTGTTAATTCCGGACAATTCAGACTAGAAAAAAATGAAGCGGCTCTGTATCGAAGCATTAACTGTGGCATGGTTTTCCACTTACTACCGTTCTTACCAAGCCATCCCTCGGCTTTAGCCATTTCCATGTCCACGGTCATACCCTCAACTCTACGACCATTTTTCGTAGTCCAAGCGAGACACGAATAAGGCTTGCCATCTTTATCTCTAGTTTCCTCAAACTGTAATTCCATATCGAATTTGCCGGAATTATTGATTGCCGCAATCAGAAACTTTGAACTCCAAGACGGTCTACCCTGAATCACATACAGATTCTGCATAACCATCAGTGGGCTTACTCGCAGTCTCTGCGCCTGCTCAATAGCAATCAGACAGTTTGCATCGTTCTTCTGGAATGTTGCCGGAACGATAGTTGAACTCGCCAACGCCTTTGCCATCTGCATAGCCATAATGAAATTATCTGATGTTCCAAAAATTCCAAGGCTATAGTCTGTAACCTTGTTGTTGCTGTGTGCAACCTCTGTCTTTTCCTCTGTCTTTGCTACTGCTGTGTTCTCTGCCATAATTATTTTTCCTCGCTTTCTTTCCTTATTGCTTTTTTAAATGCTCCATTTTTAAGAAATTTCAAAACAAGATTGAGTTGCATATTCTTGAAAACCTCTATGTGCTTTGTACTGTGATACCACATTACCCATTCCTGTTTTAAAAGTTCCTCAATGCTTGTAATCTGCTCACCCTCTGCGAATTTTCGCTGACTTAAAAGGTATTCCCTGTGTTTTTGAATGTTCTCACATTTTGCGCACTCTTCGGAAGAATACCTTGAACAATGCTTTCCGTTAAGGTTTATAGACAATGCACAATATCTACATGGATTAACTCTCATCGTCACCACCGCTTTCCTGTTCCTCATATTTCTTCACAACTTCCACCTTATCAGCACCGTAGGTCTCTACCCACTTCATATCCACGGTTTCATCCGTAACTTTCAGCTTTGCGCCTTTGGCATTTAAAACCATGTCTCCGGCTTTTACATCGTCTGATGTAGCAAATATATATGACCGGCTCTGGTTTGGATATTTTGCTTTTATGTAATTCATTCTGATACCTCCGCAATCTCTCCATTTTCAATCGTATACCAAGTATTCGGCTTGATATTTTCCCCATCAACCTGCACCATTTTTGCACCGTTAAGAACCCATGCACTCTGGTTATTTCTGTCATATTCTGTATCATCTTCTGAACCAGTGTATTCCCAGTCTGCAAAAACAAGAAATGCCCCAAGAACGCCCTTGGCTTTTGATTTGTAACCCCAAGCAACAGCTACTGCATCCTTGTCTTCTGCCGAGGATGCTCCACAGTATCCGGTTGCCGAGGATGCTCCACAGGTGCCGGTTGCCGAGGATGCTCCCTTGTATCCGGTTGCCGAGGATGCTCCCTTGTATCCGGTTGCCGAGGATGCTCC